GTAAGAGCTTGGTTATTAGCCGCGCCATTACTCACGTTCTGGTAAGGACCTGTTGCTATAATTTCAGGCGTAAACGTGATGGTTGTTGCACTTGCGCCAATAGCGGTGGTAACAACAAACTGCTGCAAGTTACCAGTATCCACCTTAGTTTCTGGATGCACCCGATTAACGCCTGCAACGGTAAAGACATCACCCGCTGTCATGGTGCCAGCACCCGTATCGATAGTAAGGCTTGCGCCTGTTTGAGCAGTTGCTGAGTCAGTCAGATAATCACCTGTGCCGTCATCAGTTCCAGTGGTGTGGCGAGGCATGTGAGTATTTTCAAAGAAACTATACCCAGAAGTCCGACCTATACCGCCTTCTCTAAAGTTAGCCCCGATAGTACTTTGAGGGTTGAACAAGCCTTTTAACGCATCATTCAAATCAAGATTATCAGAAGTATTTAAACAAGCCGTAACAGTGTTGTCTTGCGGCACAAGGTTATCGACAAGAAGCTTTCTACCATTACCGATTAACTTGTACGTCATGTCAGACGCTACGTTATTGACTTGATTGTAGACTTGCTTATAAACACTGTTGATCATGTCTGATTCAGCTTTAGCAGCTAGTACTGACATGGCAGGTTCAAGGTGTAGCTCGGAGAATGAATCAATATCCATCTGGAGCTCTTCATCAGTGAACTTCGCACCAACGTGCTTTCGACTGGTAATAGCTAGAGATGTGTTCTTCTCTACTGTGTCTTGTGCTGTTAATACTGCACCGTCTGTTACCTCATACTGAGCAGGTAAACGAATCCGAAGAGTGTCACCAATCTTGGCACCGCTTTGAGCAAATGAACTGTCATAAGATCGGTTTACCCGTCCTATGAAATTTAACTTTGCATGTAGAACCCGTAGGGATTCCCGCAAAATCTTATCTGTGGTTAATAGCGTGTTAGCCATTTAAGTCACCTATTGCGAATTTCTCGCATTAATTTGTGCATATCGTGCCTCCAGCCATTCAGCGTCTGTCATATCAGCCTCATCCTTTGAGACCTTCTCCGCACTGCCTAGAGGCGTTATAGGATCAGGAGCTCCACTTACCAACTTTGGTTTTAGTGCGTCTACCTGAAACTCAATTTTGGTTAACTCGATAGCTTGCTGAATAGGTGGTAAGGCAAATATCTTTTCAGCCACGTCCAAATTTGATCCCAAGTGATAAGCAACCTCTGGCCCTTTATCCATGTCAAAGAGGCGCTCAGCCATATCGATAGACATAAATTGGTGCCCGTAAGCAACGTCCTCAAAGTCTTCAAAGTTACCTCGCTTCTCTGCTAAATTAGCATCAAAGCCAGCCTTTTTAGTCTTCAACTCCGCCTGCCTTGCGGTCTCTGTATTCGCTTGATCTCGTACTTGGTTCTCTGCTGATATCCTGTCGTAAGCTGCATTACTAGCCGTTTCAGCTACAAACTTGGCGTTAGCCTGCTGATACTTTGAATGATCATCAAAATCATCCTCATTAGGTGCAACTATTTCAGGCTCTTTAGTAACGGGTTTATTAGTTTCAAGCTGTTTAATTCTCTCCTCTAATGCTGCCGTTTCTTGCCTTGCCTCGTATTTCTCACGAGTTAACTGATTTATCCGCTCTTGAACCTTATTCACTTTCTTAGGCTCTATAGCGTCCACATTCTCTATTTCGGTTGTGGCGTCCGGTGCAGGTGACGATTCTGCAATAGGTGCGTCTTGAGTCGGTTCAGACTCGGGCTGTTCATCTGGCATAGATAACGATCTCTCGAATTTAACCTACTAACCCAGTAGTGGGGGCCTGTTGTGGTGCAGGCGCACTTTGTATCAAGCCGACTATTTCAGCCAGAGCTTGATTCATTAATTGTTGATTGCCCTGGTCTCTAGCTAATTCAGCTAGGGCTACAGCGTTCTCAACATCATTCTGTTCTGCTTCGGTAAGACCTTTAACAGCGCTCGCTTTCTTGTTGGCTGTATCGGCCTCTATATTGCCTATTTTAGCTTGTTTTTCGGCCACTTCCAATTGTATAGCGGCTTGCTGTATCTGTTGCTGTTGTTGGGCTTGTTGCTGTTGTTGCTGCATTTGCTCTGATTCTTCCTCGGTAGGCTCAGCAATACCGGGCGGTAATAGCTTTCTAAGACGTTCAGCAATCTCATCGGCACCAGGCCAATCAAGGTTTTTAGCCACTAGATCACCAGACACTTCAAGTATCTGTGGAAAGACTCGAGCCAACTCAACCATACTACTAGCGGCTTCAATCCTTCGAGTGCGATACGATGGCCCAACACCCACTCTGACATCATATTTGCCGCGCGTCAGATCGTTTTGAATCTTCATGCCATCAGGTGTTAACATAGGCCGGTTGATTTCAACAAACTTGATTGAGTCATCCTCGCCTCTTAATCTGATCATTCTTTGAGTATCATAGTACTTAGGGATTAGGTCTAATATCACCCTCCCAGTATGCTCTACAGCCGATGCTAGGTTGGCCATGAATAAGGACGTGCCAAGATCTGCCTCCTGTTGCAATGCTATTACCGCTTTACCTGACCGTTGTTCGGGTAGTTGCCCTGTACTAGCTTCAAATACGCCCGTAGCCTGTTGGATATCTTGTGCGCTTATCTGGGCTTGCTGTAATAGTCCTGACTGCATTGAAGGTGGCGCTATTCGTTGCGGTGGTGGAGCTTTGCTGTCAGGGTTATAAGGTAAATAAGGTAGATTCTTTTGATTCGCTTGATTCCAAAACTCCTCATAACCTTTAATTTGATCTTTAGTCACCAAGTAAGGCGCTTTGGGTTGCAACGCAATCGTCTCAGCCGCCGCACTATTCCAATAGTTATACATCCGTTGTGGGTCTTTAGCTGGCCTTACTATCCCTCGATACTCAGTTTTGCCCTCGATATTCTCCTCAACCCCATATACAGGGATACCAGGGAAATACTTGCCAGGCCAAATAGTGTGCTCTAATATGTCAAACGCCGATAGTTTGTACCAATGGATTTCATCAATCTCAACCTCTCTGGTCTTGACCGGCTCAATACCTTGCTCTCTATACCCTTGAACGTCTTGTTGAGTGATCTCATCGGTTGGGATAACCACACCGTTAGACAATTGGGTTAATTCGCGCTTCTTCTTCTTCTTAACAAAGTATTCACCAATCCTAACTGAATCAGCCGAATACCAGCGTTCCATCGACTCACCCACACTAGGGCTAGGCGTAGAACTTGGAACGTCTTTACCGTAAAGCATCTTGAACTTGTCTGCGCTCATGGTTTCAGATTTGATGCAAAACCTGCCGTCCTGTTTTTGTGGCTCTGTCGCATCAGGGTCAAAGTACCAAGTAAAAGGATTACGCTCACGCTGTATCACAATGTCCTGGGTGAATATATCATCGGTATTCTCTACCGTGTTAACCCGCCAAACGCCATATCCCATCTTCACCTGGAAGTTGGCCGCTGTCATATAAGCACTGGATTGGGCTTTTGAAGTCTGTTCAATCTGTCTTGTTAAGTCCTCCATTACTGAGGCGGTTTCTTTGTCAGCACCATCATCCATTGGGTCCACTTTAATAGAAGGCATGTTCTGTCTAATGCCCCCAGTGACCTTTCTAATAGACTGCCCGATGTGATCTAGGGTAAGCATTGGACGACCTTCACGATCGTTCTTAACATCCTCATCCCACTGGTCTAGAGCGGCGAATTTAAGATCATCCACCATGTCAGCTCTATTCTCAGACTCAGCCGTAAACGCTAGATCAAAGTCAGCCATAAACTGCCTGATGATTTTGTCTTTCTCTTTCTGTGAGAACTTACTTAGTTTCTTTTCAGGCATTCATCCAGCCCCCAGAAGATACGGGTATTGATAGTTTCGACCCCTGACTCACCGGCTCAGCAAATGTCAACGCTAAGGCATCGCCAATGTCAGGACTAAAGCCATATTCTTTTTTAATCTTCTCTTTCTTCCACAACACTATTCTGTCCATTGAGTCTCGGTCATAAGGGCTAGCGCAGAGGTCAGCTTGGATCTCGTCATCGTCTGGTATCTCTACATCAAGGTTTTCATCGCTTAACCATAAATTCATTTCGCCCCACATCTCGCCGCGCTTGTTTTTGTACTTCTCGCCATCTAACGGGCTTGAGCCAAAGGCTATAGCTTTAACATTGTCATAACCTAGCTCATGCAATCGATCTACCAGGTCACTACCACCACCAGCATCTATAAACATCATGTCAGGCTTCTTGTTAGCTATTGGGCAGACCTCATCTAAAACCTTCTTACACTTCTGTACAGCCTTACCAAGAGAGTTAACCGCCTCACCTGTCCATGACTTAGCATCATAAGCCTTTCTACTCTGTCGCTTAATGATGCTGAACCTATCACCGCCTCTTGATGGGTCTACGCCAACAATGTAAGAGCCGTTCCCATTGACCTCAGACTTCCTTGCCTTAACTACGTTATCTGCACCAATCAATCCAGACTCGCCTGATAGTTGAAATGCTTCCGCTGCATTCATTGGGTATTCTTGTTTAAACGATCGTTCCCCATCAGTACCGTCTGCTGACAAATCAGCTATCTTTGTGCGCCTCCAATAGATCTGATCGGTTGTAATATCGTACTGTTCAGCTAGTTCAGATTCTTCTACCGTTGCTTTGAATTCTTTAGGTGGTGTTTTTGAATACTCTTCCTGCCAAAACCAGGGAACGAATACAGGAATAAAATCATTCTCTCCCCTCTCTGCAGCTTTCCATTGTTGGTGAAAGAAGTTGCCCACCCCATTAGCTGTTGACTCGTAAATAACTTCAGTTCCATCAGCATCAGGGACCGTTTGTAGTATCCCTTTAGCGTGTTCACTAGCGTTAGGCCAGAATGCTACCTCAGACCCATGAAAGTATTGATTCGTTTGGCTTCGACCTACCGACTTATTACCTGCCGTGCCTATTTGATAGCCTGAGTCTAAAAGGTTAAACAGGAGCTCTTTAGCATTGGCAGCGCTTGTACTTGGCTTAACAAACTTAGGTAGATGTTCAAAGTAACGTTTAGCCATGTTAAACAGGTTTTGTGAGGCGTCATCTTCATGCGTAAGTATATAAGCTCTTACCCCTTTCTCGTGGGTTGTTCTCCACATAAAACGGCCTTCAATGTAAGTGCTTGCCCCTTGTTGCCTGCCTTTTAATATTATGGCTCTTACTTTACCTGTCGTATCCTTTTGCTCTTCTAGCTTTTGATGGATGAACAGTTGGGCTTTATTTAATTGAAGCGGCTTCAACCCTTTGTCTTTAGTTCTAATGAATAAGCAATTACGGGCATAGAATGCAAAGTCACTCTTTAGCCTTTTACGCTTTTGTAGTTCTAGCTCATTCATTTAATGACTCTAACCATTGTTCGTGTGTTTGGGTTGTTACTTGTGCGATTAGGTTTAAATCTGAAGGTTCTTTATCGTCTGGCAAGTACTTGTTAATTAACTTTAATTTAGTGTCGATAACCTTTGAAAGCCTTGTTATTTCTAAATTGTCTAATTCTTCATCAAGGTCTCTTAGTTTATCAAGCAAAACAATAACGTGCTCTACATGCTTTTGGTTAGAAAGCTGCTCCCTTAAAGCATCCCGCCGCATTTGTCGGTTATGCGCTGCCACTGATACTCCTGTCTTAGGCATTACTTTCCAGCCTCTAACCTAGTCACTAGTTTTGTACCATATGAACAGCGCCGACAGTATAGGTTATTGAATCACCGTCCCCATGGGTTGCTGTTATTCTGTATTCACTTGGTAGCATTTCATTTGCCGCTATATTTGCCGCCGCGATAATGTTCATCCCTATTTGTATTGTGGTAGTCCCAGTGGCGGTTATTGCAGCGCTGTCGATAATATTGTAAAACGTCCCTGATAAAGGGTCTTTGCCCTCTATTGAAAACACCACACTCGGGGTAGAGGTCACTGCAGTACAATCAATGGTGAATATACTTGAGATAACTTCCTCTGCACTTAGTACCGAACTGACAATGGTTGCAGTCCTTGCGGCGCTTGTGAATAGAGTCTGGGGCTGTCTGCGAATTGTCATTGGTTTCTGACCTCGATTTTAAATGATCGCTCAAATGTTCTTGGGGTTGCGTTAGTCGTCACTATTAGCAGTTTAACCGTTGCTATGGTTCCATCCGTTCCTGCACTAGTCCAAACTGTTACTACGTTGCCACTATTGGAGCTTGAGTCTATTGTAATGTTTGTCCCTGTTGCCGTTATGGTGCTAATAGCATCGACTTGAAGCATAGGACCAAAATCAATCGTATAATCCACTACATCACTGGGGTCTTTTGCATCATCCCCTTTAAAGATTAAGTCTCTATGCCATTTTACAGTCATGGGTCAACCTTTCGCCTATTGGGTGGCATAATTATAGATCTATTTTCGTTTGGCATATACAGCGATCTATTTTGAGAGGGCATTGTGATTATATTTTCACCTCTCATTCTTGTTTCTCTGACCGTTGATGCGGTGCCACCCATCCCTAAATTGGTTATTATCGTTAATAATGGCATTAGTCTGCAACTTTAGTGAGCGTTTCTAGCTCTTCTTTTAACTTTTTAACCTCAGCTTTTATCAGGTCTCTTTCTGCTCTAGTAGCGTTCAACTCAACCTCTTTCATCCCTAAAAGCTTGTAAATGTAATCGATGCTCATTAGCCTTGACCCTGAAACCCTGAAATAGTGATATGCATGGTTGTTATTGCAGCGCTTACATCGACAAATAGCGCCGTATTAGCTGTTGGTTGCTTCCAAGGAGGGTCAAACCTGTGTACCACGCCCCCTGTTGCTGGTGCAGGGAATACCGCTGAAATACTGCCCCCTGACCCGTCTAATAGTGTAACAAATCCATTGGTTGATGCGTGAGCATTGTGAACAATAATGCTAGTGACGTAATTATGCACCCCTGCACCGCCCGCATCTAGACCGGTAACAGCATCCTCAGCCCCGTCAGTATTTCCTATGTAGAATTCTACTTGCTCTTGAGCTGTACAGTAAGACCTTGTAATTATTGCGCCTTGTAGGTCAGTGGCAATATAAGAAGCATCCGCCTCTGCCACCTCAGTTAACGCCTCAATTGCCGCTGTAGCTCTTGACCCTATTAGAACAGGGTTTCCCGCTGCCGCTGCATCATGTGCGACATCACCCACCATCTCTTGAGTATTAGTTGATGCCTGTGCTGTATTTTGAGTAGCGAATGTACCAGCATTAATCACGCTACCTATTACGGCAGTTGAGGCCATCAACTCTACCATTTGGCCTGCAGTAGAATTTAATAGTACTGCCCCAGCATCGTTATCCGTTAGCGCTGTTGGTGTGCCGCTTTGGAATACGCCGCCTTGCACATTTACTTTAGAAGATCCTAGCGTGAAAGCTGCACTGTCTGCAAATACAGGATCATCAATCAACTGTAGAGCAGTAAGCGCCGCCCCTGAAATTGTTGAGTCAATTGTATTGGTAATATCAGTAACCGCTGTAACAGTCGTCACCGTGTCGATCGTGCCGCTAGCTGGGTTTGCTGTTACTGTGCCATCAACTGTTATTGAATTGCCGCCATCATGAATGTGTACGGCCCCATCCGTTTCCATTGCAATAGCGCCAGCATCATTTGCGTTCACAGATTGAGTTCCAGCAAAACCCATCATCATCACGCCTGAATGAGTGCCGAGGGTAAAGGCTGCATCATCTACATGGACAATATTATCTATTAACTGGAGAGCTGTTAGTGCTGCGCCATCCTCTTGTACAACAAACGTCCCTGCATTGGTTACAGCGTGAGCGTTTACGGTGAGAGTCGCCGCCGAAACATCCATCGCCGCGCCTTCCTGAATGTATAAAGCACCAGAAGCATTAACCTGGAATGGCGCTATCTC